ATTGCCCTCGCAAACGGAGTTACTTTGTCAAGCTTACCCTTGGGAAACAAGTAATATGCTTCTACTAATGTATTGTAGGCGGTGTGTGTTTTGCCATAGCGCAGCGTATATTCGTCACATAAATTCATACCGTGTTTGATTAACCAGTATGAATTGTTAATAGTTGCTGCTGCCCACTTAGTACAAGGGTGATTACGAAAAGCACCCTTCTCAGTTTTGTATGCGTCCCCATCAGTTTTATGCAGAGGACCATAATTATGATACCACTTGGAAGCAATGATGCTTAGCATCTGGCAACACTCGAATGGCATCTTGACAATGTGCTTGTCAGGTAAAACAATAGCAGATTCTGCAGGAAACGGATGGGTCACAAAGATGTTCATTGTTCAAGTCCAATATAATAAACGAGGTCACGATTGTTGTCTCGCCACTCACTCATACCTTTAGCACAGATGCTGAGGGTATAGTCACCGGGCAGGACGACAAGGTTCTCCATCTTGATATTAACAGAGAAGTCACCAGTCGAGTCACCTTGAAACACTTGTTCATATGTGTTGTTGGTTTCATCCTCAGTGTCGATCAAACTGACACGAACATCAGTCTCATCTTTGCTGGCAATATTGATGTCTTCCAGATTAAGAATATTAGATGCCTTACGAATACCTTTGACATCAGATTCTGACAACCCAAACTGAATGTCTGCTCCAGGAAACTTGACATCAGTATTAGGTGCTCGCTTGAGTGTAATCTCTGGGTTACTAAAGTAATACTTAGAATACTTAGAACCACTGCGGATGGTCACATACTGTCCATTGTCAAATTCAAGAACAGGATTCTCAAACAGACTTACCACGTTCAAGAACTCAGACAAATCATAGATAGCAAACTCAGTGGGAAATACCTCAGTACATTTGTACTTTGCTAGGATGTGTTCTAGATTACTGATGGAACGAATCTCGCTACCAGCGCAGACAATAATGGACGGGTTAATTTGTACGAAGTTACCAAGAACTTCAATAGTCTCTCTAGTTAGCAATACTTGGTTCATAATCAAACATCAAAATCTTTTAGTTCGGACAGGGATACACGTTTGTGCTCATTCATCTTAGCATCCTTTTCATCTAACCAGTTGATTAGAAGGAAAGCGTAATGAATTACTTTGAATAGGTCTTTGCGATATTGACCTTTGTCCGGACGATCAATATATTTTTGTAGATTGCCAGCAATAAATCCTTCACGCCAGCGAGGACGAATCTTCTCAATAGTTTGAAGACCATCCTCATCACTGTAGTGCTGGTTGTATGTTGCTTTCACATACTCCTCGTATTCTTGGAGGAGTTTATCTTCATTAAATTTAAACATCAATTCTGACAGACATACTGTAGATCACTATGATAACACATTTTGACGTTGCCGTCAAGGTCTTCGACGAACAATTTATGTCCGTCGCCACCTTTAATTTTGACTGCCTTCCCAGTCTTTAGGAAGGCAATGTGTCCGATATATCCGTGGTATTTCATTTTTCAACAGAGGGGTCAATCATCTTGTAGAACTTGGAGAACTTCTCCTTGGTCTCATCATCGAAGCGGTTGATGCAAGTCTCAATCGCTTTATCGCGGTTGCCAAAGATAGTGTAGGCACGGATGATATGGACCAGACGACGAGTAGAGATAATCTCGTCAATGCCATCAGCACCAGCATCAAATGCCTTACGAATAGCATCAGACCATTGAGTCAGTTTCTCACAGAACTCATCATCAGAACCACCCAGAGAAGTAAGCAGTTTGGAAAGAATTTTCTGCTCGATGGTAGGAGTAGGATATGCCTGCTCGAAGGTCAAAGCAAAACGCTCAAGGAATGCTTCGTTGAGAATATTGGTGCCGATAAAGCGACCATCCTCAGAACCTTTACCCTTGGTGTTCGCAGTGGCAATCACATTGAAACCAGCAGCAGGTTTGATAAACTTACCAATCTTCTTCAGGAAAACACCTTTACCTTCAAGAATAGATTGGAGACAGAGGATTTTGTTAGAGGCAAGGTCAATCTCGTCAAGGAGGAGAATAGCACCTCGCTCAAGAGCTTCAATGACAGGACCATTATGCCAGACAGTATTACCATCAACCAGACGGAAACCGCCAATAAGATCATCTTCATCAGTTTCAATAGTGATATTGACACGAATCAATTCACGACCGGTGGCAGCACACGCCTGCTCTACAGAGAAGGTCTTACCATTACCGGACATGCCAGTGATAAACAGAGGGAAGAAAGAACCAGACTTGATGATTTTCTTCACATCAGTAAAGTTCCCGAACGGGACGAAATTATCATCTTTGCTAGGAATCAGGCACACTTGTTCCCGAACGGGAGCAACCATCTCTTCAAGTTGCTGACGTGCTTCCTCTACAGACAGAGTGTATTTGCCGTGACCGGACTTGTAATTCTCAAGACGCTTCTTTACAGTAGGCAGAGACACAGAGAAGTGGTCTGCTGCTACCAGCAGTTGAGCGGTGGCAATCTCAGTGCCATACTCGTTAGTCAGAAATTCAACCAGTTGTTCCGTAGTCATGTTAGCAGTGCGAGGCATTTGGTTTGTTGCGTATGAAAGTAATATAGGGTAAAAACGGGGGGATGGGAACCCCCCTTGTGCCACTAGGCAATTTGGTCGATGAAGGACGACAGGACTTTACGATTGGTGCCAGAAGATTTAATCATCTCACGAAACGCTTTGTTAATCTGTGCCTTAGTGGGATTGTCGTTCAGTTCAACCTCACGTTCATCTTCTTTCAATCCTTTGTTACTGATAGCATACAGAGCATTGAAAGAGATGGGGTTGGGAATAACAACAGACTTATTCTTACGATACTCGTTTTTCAGACTGGCAAAATCTTCACGCCACCCAGCATACTGACGAACGAAAGATGTAAATCCAGTATCAATAACACGGATACCCATGACACTGACACCGGGATTACGATCACGAACTTGCTGAATGAAAGTGTTAGTTGCTTCAGACCAACCATCATCAAACTTAGGATAGGTGCGACCAGTTTGGCGATCACGGAGAATACATCCACCATCAAGACGATAGGAACGCATCCGAACATCACCAAGTTCTTCATCACCTGCTTTAAATCCATACATAGCGGTCTGGGATTCACCATCAGTAAGGATAACAGCATTCACATTCTGAAGACCATTCTCTTTCTTAAATTTAGGAAGAATCCAATTCAAAGAAATGATAGCTTCATTAAGAGGAGTGCCCGAAAGAGACATACCGGGAGTGGCAGTTCCATCAGTATAGTATCGCTGACTTACACCTTCACGCCAGAGATTCAGGCAGTGATGCTTGTACTGACGAGTGCTAGCGCGAGAGGACAGCACATTAACCATGTTGAAAGTTTTGTTAATGTGAATCTTATGATCCTCAAGTCCCATGCGAAGCAGGTTAGACCTGTTTAGGTCGTCAGATTTACGAACACAATAGTATTCGTTAGTGAAAGTATAGACTTCAAAAGGAATCTGAACTTTCTTACAAAACTCAGTCAGCATAAACAGTTGCTTCAGAGTATCCAACAGAACTTCAGACATAGAACCAGACCAGTCAAGTACAAACACAAGACCATGATTCTTGCCGTCAGCAACAGAAGTCACACGCTTGAAGATGTCATCATTGTAAGAGTAAGTATGAAGTTTGTTGGTATCAATCACTCCAGTTTTAGAAACTGAGGTGCGAGCATATGCATCAGCAGACTTCTTCATCTCGAACTCTTTAACGAGATAATTCACACTCTTACGAGACCCAGACATAAACTCATTGAAGAGTTTATCAGCAAAAGAATATGCTTCAGGTCTATCTTCAAGAATAGGACGCTGGAAAGTATCGATATGTTCGTGAACTTCAGACCAATCAACAACTACATCATCCCAAATAAATTTACCCAGTTCGACGTAGCGTTGCCTGCCAGCAGAGTATTTGTTGACGAGACTATCAAGTTGCTTGTCAAACTCATCTTGAGTTTTAACATCATCAGCACTAGGAGCAGCAGGACCTGCCGAATCAAAATCAATATCTTCTTCAGGTTGATCTTCTTCATTACTGTAGGAAGGAGTATCAAGGTCAGCATCATCGTCACCTTCACCAGGTTTCTGTTGCTCGTCACCCTGCATTTCATCTACAGGATTACCTTCATCGCTTTGCTGAACCTGAACTTCTTGAGTTTCTTCCTCTACCTCTTTCTGTTCTTTAGTCCATTCGTAGATAGCTTTGGCGAGTTCAACTGCTTCGTCAAAGGTCTCAAGATTTTCTGTACGTTCAACCCACACCTGCTCCTCAGCAGTGAAAGGAATCATAGCGAAGGGACCAATCTTGACGTGAAGATTGATACGGTCAATCAGATTATATTCTTTGGCGAGGTCAGCATCTTTAGTGCCAAAGAAATCTTTCTCAACCAGTTCAGAATAACCAGCACTGAAATAACGAGCAAGACCACGAAACTTACGCTTCATCATCTTCTCAATGCGAGCATCCTCAACAACATTCAAATAAGACTTAGGAAAATCAACCACACCAGTCCACTCAGTAGGAGTGAAGAGAGCATGACCCACTTCGTGAGACACAAGCATGTCATACACATCCTGAGTAGAGTCCCAGTTAGGCAGGGTCAGAATACGATCCTCCACGTCGAAGGATGCAGTAGGCACATTGCGGTGCTCTACAACAAGGTTCTCAGTGGCAAGCAGGCGGGCGATAGCACCGTCAATTTCTTTGGTATTCATGCGGTTCGTTTCGTATGAATGTAATATGACACAAAAAAAGGAGGGTAGCAACCCCCCTTAGACCACTTCATTAACTGTCTCCTTGAGGACAGAGAAGTTTTTAATTTTCTCAGCAGTGAGTGTTCTCTCAAACTTATCGTTCATCTGTTCTTTGTGACTGATAACAAATACGTTTGTGTTGTCATCAAAGTTGCGGAGTATCCAACCTAGATCACCTGTACCCATACTATCAAGAGACCCATCAAAGATTTCATCTAGAATGAGGAGGTTAGTATCCACACTATTCTTAAGTTTAGCGACAGAACGCCAAGTAAGCAACAGAGCGATATCAATACGAGCTTTCTCTCCTTCGCTGAAGGATTCGTAAGAAAAAGTGTCCCTGAATCTAGATTTAATAGTCTCCTCAAAGTTTTCATCCAGTGTAAAGTTTACATAGAAGTCAAGGGATTGTAGATACTGATTGATGAGTTTATTCATCGTAGGCAAATACTTCTTAATGATTCTGGTTTTGATACCATTGTCTTTTAGTAGTACACCAGCAGCGGTCATACATTCCTTTTCTATTTTAACCTGTACTAGGTTCTCCTTAAGGTTTTCGTAATCTTTCTTAAGAGATTCTAACTTCTCATGTGCCTCACCCTTGCTGTTCTTAGTGTTCTGTAGATTTCTAATCTCGCTTTCCAATCTCTCGATGGAACGTTTATTCAACTCAATCTCTTTCTTGTTTGTTTGTAGGTCAGCATTGACTTGCTGCTGCAATGTCACAAGAGATTGTAGTTCAGTCTCCTTCTCCTCCTCAATTGATATTTGTTGTATCAGTTGTTCCAATCCCGACGATAGTTTATCTACAGACTGGTTAAGTTTGAAGAGTTCGTTAGACCTAATTGTCTCTTCAATACTTTGAGTACAGGTGGGACAAGTATCATTGTCATTGAAGAACTTGACATTCTTTTGTGTCTGTTCAATCTTACCTTCAAACTTACCACGCATTGAGTTAAGTTTTTTTAGATTAGATTTATCAAACGCGACTTTTTGAATGTTGTCAGTTACTTGGCACAGGTCATCAATCAACAGATTTTTTGTAGATGTGAGTTCAATATGTCTAGAGACATTTGTATTGAGGAACTCAGTCTTGTCAAAGATAAGTTTGTCCGCTTCATCTTCTAACTGTTTGATGAACTTCTCACCCATACCAATCTTCTCCAGTGTGGATTCAGATTCATATCCAAGGTCTTTTACACGATCACTGGTGAGTTTGTATTGTTCCTTGAGTTTATTATTCATCACTGAGAAGATTTGAATATCAAGAATGTCCTCAATAATCTCACGACGTTGTGCCAGAGGCAGACGCATGAATGGAACAAAGGTAGAAGAACCAAGCACCACAATCTGTGTGAATGACTTGTAGTTCATCTTCAGGATGTTCTGCTCTAGTTGCTTCTGGTAATCCACAGCACTAGAAGATTGGTCTAACATCTCTCCGTTCTGATAAATCTCAAAGATGTTTGGTTTAATACCGCGAACAATCTTAAATTGATTTTTACCAATAGAGAACTCAATCTCAGTTCTACAGTCTGTAATGTTAATGCTGTTAGGTAGCATCGGTTTATTAATCTTACGGAATGGTTTCCCGAAGAGTGAAAAAGTCAACGCATCTAGGATGGTTGACTTGCCTGCTCCGTTTTGTCCGACGATAAGTGTAGTTTTGTTATTGGTAAGGTTTACTTCAGTCCATTGTGCGCCAGTAGAAAGGAAGTTCTTCCAGCGAATTTTCTCAAAACAAATCATAGGTCATCTTCAATGGGTGGTACGAGCAGGTCATCTTTGGTTATTATAGCATACTTCTGCTCCTTCTGCTCGCAGATCTTAATAAAATTTGTGCCGTCTATCTCAAAAATTTGAAGAGGTGGGTATTCCTTGACACCTGCTTCCAACATATAGTAGTAACGTTCAGCATCTTCCTCTTGTTCGAAAACAGGGATTACATAATCTCCATCTTCATCAAAGATAGAATACACACCCTCTTCTTTATCTTCCAGCGTAATGATATACATTAGACGACTTCTAGACTTTCAATATATAGGTTTCGCATAAGATTTTTGAGCATAGTTTTGTCTACGGATACTTCGACCTCATCAATATATTCATTGAGAAGTGTTGCAGTATCTTTGACTTCAAGGTCTGCATCATCAATCGTATCATCCTCTACAAGTGTTTCTAGAATTTTGATATCGTGTGCTCCTGCTTTCTGGAGGCCATCAATCAAAACTTCAAACTGAGCGTAGTTTGTTTTGTGCTCTACGATAACTTTAACAAAACAATCTTTGTATTCATCAAAGTAATACTGACATTTCTCAGCATCATTGTAATAGAGTTTTTTGAATATCACAAATGGATTTTTGTGATACTTAAGTTTTTGTGTAGGTGGGTCGAAGGTATGAAACCCTCTAGCATCATCACAATCATTCCAGAACATCTGATAAGGATTACCTAGATACTGAATGTTTCCTTTCTTAGACTTGTGATGGAAGTGACCTGAGAATACTTTGTCAAACTTAGAGAAGAGTGATGGGTCCATACCATGATCCATCTTCATGCCAGGAGTAACTTCAAACCCATTCAGTTCTAGATGTCCCATAGCAACCTTAGCAGGTGTCTCGTCAATAAACTCCATGGTCTGATTTAGATTACCTGCGTTAATCCAGGGGATAAGAGCAATGGGTGTGTCTTCTACAATTACTGTGGTAGGTTCATTATATACAATAATGTTATTATAGTCACATAGAAGCAAATCTGGAGAGTTAACTTCATTTGTGTTTTTGTAATAGGTATCATGGTTTCCCAATATCATATGTAGGGTGATACCCATATCCTGTAGCACATCGAAATATTTTTTCTTGACGCGCTGTAGTACATTGAAGTCTACTGATTTACGATTATCAAATGTATCACCTAGGTCAATCACGGTGGTGATGTTGTTCTTTTCTAAATATGGAAAGAATACATTTTTATAAAACTTTTCAAAATAATTCCAAAATACACCAGAACCTTTACGTCCATCTAGGTGTTGATCAGTGATGAGAGCGATAGTCATGTTTAATCAGATTAAAGAAAATTTAGATATAATTTATCAATCTATGAAACAGATTGATTTAAGTGAAGAAGTAATACCAAATGTTAACGTAGAAGATTTTGCTCCTTTGTGTGTAGAGTTGTACAAACCAAGAAGTTATTATACTCCCAATTTTAAAATGGTACACATAAAAAATTATCTGACGGGTGAGATTAAAAAAAATTTAATATTGAATAATGATGTTATAAAGTTATTTGAAAATAAAGATATCTATAATGTATATTATTTTAGAGTATGGGGTGATGTACAACCTCATAAAGATCCTACTGGGTATGAATTAAACTATCCATCAACATCTTACGGTTCTATCCTAATTCCAATTGATGTTCCAAAAAATTTAGATACATTTTATAATGGAATTAATGTTTCTATAGAGGAAGGAGATTTGTTAAATTGGGATGTTGTAAATTGTATTCACTCATGGAAATTTAAATACACAAAAAATTATTTTAATATACTACATATAAATTTTAACGATTTTCCATTCTAACTTCAATGTTTTCTTTGATAGAAGTCATGTCTGAATAACTATGATTCATACCAGACATATCACCATCAAATTTATCTGTGTGCATTAAATGTTCATGACCGCTCTTTTCTACAATTTTAGTTTTAATATCTAACTGACGTTTTTCTTTTGAAATGCGTCTCAAAAAAGCATACCAGATAATTTGAGTAAAATAAGCAAAAGGATTTTTTGATTTATCTGGATTAAAATTAGCAATGTATTGCACACAGTTTTCAATACCATCAGAAATCATTTCTTCTCTGAACATATAGTTCACGAAGTTAGGTTTGTATGAAAGGTGTGTAGCAATCTTCAAAAAACATTCGCCAATATAATTTGGGATACGAGGTTTTGGTTTACCTTGCTCCTCTGCCTCTTGAACTTTATTTTTGTATACGATTAGAGCTTCAAGGAACTCTTTATTGTTGACGTAATACTCTTTGCTTTTTGCTTTTGCCATGTGCCATTGCTGGTATGCTTGTTGTCTCTATACTATAACAGAGTGTAGAGCATCTGTCAAGGGGCTTGACAAACCTCAGAAACTACACTAGAATAAGTATGTCCGAGAGATAAAGAACTATAAGCTTTAAAGCTAGGACTTCTTATAGAGTTCTTCTAGGAGTTGTTTCATTGCTTCTACAGAACCTAGATACCCTTTTTCGCTCAGGTCAGGTAGAAATTGGCGGGCACCACTGTCGCCATAAGTTCCCATATCAATTTTTGTATTGTCAGGTATATTGGTAGGTGCAGATTTATTTTCTACAGTGTTAATGTAAAAGTTTTTTATATTCTCATCCAGTTCAGACATAGTTAATACATCTTCTAGACTGATAAAAAAGAAATCATCATAAGAAGCATATATCCAATCTCTTAATACAAATCCTTCTATGTTCTGGCGACCTTTCTTTTGCTGCATAGGTTCAACAACCATAGGGTCTTGAAGAGTTAGTAGTCCTTCTTCAGTAGCATAAGAAACTTGAGATACTAACTCTTCCCCTGTCTTCAGTTTTATAACTGCGTAAAATGGTTCTTCCATTATGTCAATTTAATCTTAATGATTTCATAGTTAAAGTTCTCCTCTTGATAGATCTTTAAACGTTCGTAGAGATGACGAAGTGTATAATTTTCTCTGCCTTTAGTAGAGATATTATCAGATATATCATATAGTGTTGCTATCGCTTTGCCGTCGCCTTTTCTAAGGACTCGACCAATTGATTGTAAATTTCTAACCCTGGACTTGGAAGGACTGGCGAAGATGATGTTATGTAGTCTCTTGATGTTAATGCCAGTAGAGAATGTTCCATAAGAAGCAACGATAACGGCATTGTCTTCTTTCTCTGCAATTTCCCTAACCTCTTCTCTGTCTTCAGTATCAGTAGCACCAGATACAAAGAATACTTTGCGCTCAGGGTCTACACTATTATTTATCATTTCGTATAATGGTTCCCCATGCTTCTCCACATAGTTGAATAACACAAGGGTATTACCATCTAGATTGTTAACTAAATTTTTAATAAGATTGTTCCTCTTTTGATGAGAAACAATGTACTCCATCTCTTCATGATAGTCATTAAAGTATTGATACTCATGACGGAGAACTAGACATTTAATTCTGAGGTTAGATAGATATCCTTTTTGAATTAGATCATCAGTGCGAGTTACTTTCTCACAGTGTCCAAACAATCCTTCTAGCACCCACTTGTGTGTCTTACTACCATCTAGTGTTCCAGTAAATCCAAAACGATACTTAGCATTGTGTAGTTTAGTCATCAGACCAGTGAGGGACTTTGCCTTAAACAGGTGTGCCTCATCACCAATTACACAATCAAAGTCATCAAAGTATAGTTTTGGAAACTTGTAGAGTGATTGCCAAGTAGAAATAATAATATCTTTTTTTGTGTTTTTATCCTTACCAGAATAAATCTGATGCATATGGTCGTCAGCATTCCAACCATAATCTTTGAAGTCTTTCACCATCTGCTCTACAAGAGATGTGGTAGGCACAATAATTAGAATCTTAGAACCACTTTCATAATACCAACGCACAAGAGAATAAATCATCAGAGACTTACCGGAACCTGTTGGAGATACAAACAGACCGCGATTGTTCTTGATAGCTTTATACACTGTGTCATACTGATAGTCTCTAGGTTTTACCTTAGAGATATCTTTCATAAATCCTTTAATACCGCGAGCAGTAGCATCGTTCGTCTCTACTACATCGCCGTAATACTTATTGCCAACATACTCAATATCGTATGACCTCTTCTCAGCAAAGTCTTGTATCTGAGATAAGAGACCACAATATATCTCACCTGTACCGGGGGAGTA